CAAACAGGGCAATAATGGAATATAATCTAACCATTGAAGTGTTAAATGAAAAAACGAACAAACAGTGTTTATACTACTGGGTTTAAGCAAGAAGCGGTCGCATTAGTCAGCGAACAAGGTTATAGCGTCCCAAAAGCGGTAGCTTCTTTAGGGATCACCGATAAATTACTTTATAACTGAAAAGCAAAATTCGACGCTGAGTAATCAGGTAACAACTTGAACGCCAAAAATTAGATAAAAATCGTGATTTAATTGCTCAAATTTCAGGTGGTTTTGATAACTCGTTTTGATAACTTTTTGATAACCATTTCAAAATTGACAATAAAAAACGGGAACTAATAAGCTCCCGTTAACTATTTCTCAAATCAACAATTACATATGTTTGATAATTGCGTCACCAAACTCGCTACATTTCAGCAGTTTAGCGCCGTCCATTAGACGTTCGAAATCATAAGTAACGGTCTTCGCTTCGATTGCGCCTTCCATACCTTTAATGATTAAGTCAGCGGCTTCTGTCCAACCCATGTGGCGTAGTATTATGTATTTCCATCATTATTAACTAATTGTTTATTAAAGTTTATTCGCTCTTAATAGACCTAAAAGACAATGATTATGCATTTTTATAACTACTTGATTACCATAATACTTTTATTGGTTTTGATAACCACTAATTAGGGCTATAAACATGACTTAGTGAGTATTCGAAACATTAGCTAGGAAAATAGGAATAAGTTCTGAATTAAGAGATATGGTACAAAACCATAAAAGACTTGTTATTTTTCAATAACATGATGAAAGATATGATTATTTAAGAGAAAAACGAGAAATTCTCGACGTTTGGCACGAAAAATTGACACTAATTTTGACTAATTAATTATGCAAAGCCACTTTCAATTGCTAGAATCCGTACTCTCTTATATAAATCCGACGAAAAGGGTACTGACATGTTTAGTTTTGATAAAATGATAACCCCGTCTATAATCACTATTGTTTATAGAATATTCATATCACTTAGCATTTTAGGCGGTCTTGTCACTATTTTTTCAGGTGGGATATCTCTTTGGCAATTGTTTATAACCTTGTTAGGTGTTGTAGTTAGTATTTTATTTATAAGAATTACATTTGAGATGATTATAGTTATATTCGATATATTAAAAACGTTAAAAGAAATAAATAACAAGCTAGACAAGTAAGCTTAACCTGATAAATACAAGCCGCTTTTTACAGTGGCTTTGTTGATAGGATTTACGGATTTGTGTCCATTCAATATCAGGTATTATAACAGTATAATATCAATAAATATTTAATTAAATAAAATCAATTAGTTGTAATAATTATTGCTAATTTAAATTGGATTATAAGCACAATTATGTACACAAAAAATCATGTATAATGGTGATTGAGTGCTATCATCAATGAACACTAAATTTAGTGCATCCCCCACACACAGCTAATAGAATCATTACAGATCCGAGCCCCATCAACTTAGCTATGAAATTGTAAATCGATGCTTATTTGCCCATCTATTCCTAATCCCTTACTGTAGGATAGATGTAATCCACAATAAGGAGTGCTATATTAATATTTCATACTAAAAAACAGGAATATGCAGAAGTACAGTAGAAATGTACAAGGAAACTCCCCCTACAATAACCGTAATGATCTTTTTTCGTTTTCGGCTTTCAAGCGTTCCACTTGAGTTAAGAATTTTAGTATAGATAGCAGCAATACCAATAGATAGCACAACCATTATCCCACCTATTGTTTGTATTGTTGCCACATTATTAGAAGTTGCTATTAAATTTAATGTAATTAAGATTATCAATCTAAGAATAAAAAAAGCAGAAAGACCAACAATAAAAGAAATAACTAAATTCCAAGCCTTGACTATAAAACTATCTCTAGTTTTGCCCAACTCGTCAGTCATCTAATACTCCTTAAACCCTATCCATAATCAAGATGGATAATATACAACAAGATATTTAAGAATATGTATATCAACAGAAAAACAGCCATATCAACAAACTGTAACGGCTTACTATTTTGTATTATCTACCGAGCAAAAGAAAAGCACACAAAAAATTGACTTTATGAAATCCAAAAACTCTCAATAATATGAATATTGACTCAATTTCCCATCAAAAAAAGATAGTGATAATGTTTTTCTTGTCGTATTACATTCGACAATATATTCTAAATCTGGTGCATTTTTATCCACCACAAGTGTTTTTATTACAACTTTAGCTTTCTCTGCTCGGCCCATATCACAAGAATTATATTCGTATCCTTTACCTATATGGCTCTCAAGTACATTCATGTTTTCACCATATAAGTTAGCATCGTAAGACGAAATATCTGTAGGAGTTCCTAATAGTGCTATGGTTTCTTTTTGAGTAGTTTTCCCAATATCTAGTTTAATCGTTAACACTTTTGTTGGTATATTTACTTGTGGTTGAGGACGTTCAAGTTGTTTGCTAGGAACAACACTCGAAGACATGCACCCAGATAAAAGAAAACTTGTTGTTAACATGGTGATTCGACTAAGCATCACATTCTCTCTTTAATTTTAGCAATTACATACAACAACAATATTATAGTAAAGATATAAGCTAAATCTACTCCACACTGCACTATCATGTAATATCAGTGAAAAGTTCAATGACCATATCATAATACAGCCCAAAAATTTGATAAAACAATTTTCCAAGATTAGTTTTGACTTAAGCTAAACTATCGTTTTATCCTTCTGTTATACTTCCTCCTAAATCAATAAATAAGGCTAGTCAAATGAAGAAGCTTTTATTTCTACTTATATTTACATTGGCTGGGTGTGATTCTCAAAGTGAGATCTATGGTCACTGGAAAAATATAAATAGTGATTGTGATGTTTTGTGTTCTTTTTCCATAAAAAAACAAGATACCGCTTATTCAGATGCAGTTGTTATTTTTGATAAAGGCCCTTTTTATAAGGCTGCTAGTGGCCCATTAATTCAAGATAAAAATAACAAAAATAGGTATTTAGTCAGAGGTGCTACAGGTGACTTCTTGCTTGTTTTAAAGAACGGTAGGTTTTTCGGCACCAATAACAACTTTATCTATGAAAAGATAAGCGAAGAATAAAGTTTCTTAATTTCTCTCAGTTAAACGGGCGAGATGATTAATCAGTACAGCCCGTTTAACAATGCTCACCATTAATCCTCTTCTTTTTGTCTACATTCCTCTTCCGCCTTCTGCACCTCTTCCATCTCACGCATTCTCACGTTATAGATTGATTACTCAGGCATCTGTACACGAACGGAAATGAAACGACCATCAGGGATATCAATGGGGTCACCGTCTTTGTAACCGTCAATATCATTACGGGCGAATTTAGGTGCGTTAGGGTGAATGCCGTGATACGTTTTTTTCATGAGAATAAAACCGTCTGATCTGCTTTATCAAACAGAACACATTAATAATGGAATATAATCTAACTATTGAAGTGTTAAATGAAAAAACGAACAAACAGTGTTTATACTACTGGGTTTAAGCAAGAGGCGGTCGCATTAGTCAGCGAACAAGGTTATAGCGTTCCAAAAGCGACAGGTTTTTTAGGGATCACCGATAAATTACTTTATAGCTGAAAAGCAAAACTCGACGCTGAGTAATCAGGTAACAACTTGAACGCCAAAAATTAGATAAAAATCGTGATTTAATTGCTCAAATTTCAGGTGGTTTTGATAACTCGTTTTGATAACCATTTCAAAATTGACAATAAAAAACGGGAACTAATAAGCTCCCGTTAACTATTTCTCAAATCAACAATTACATATGTTTGATAATCGCATCACCGAACTCGCTACATTTCAGCAATTTAGCACCGTCCATTAGACGTTCGAAATCATAAGTAACGGTCTTCGCTTCGATTGCGCCTTCCATACCTTTAATGATTAAATCAGCGGCTTCTGTCCAACCCATATGGCGTAGCATTATATAAATCAACCATTATTAACTATTTGTTTATTAAAGAATATTTACTCTTCAAAGACCTAAAAGACGATAGTTATGCCTTTTTATAACTAGTTGATTATCATTATGCTTTTATTGGTTTTGATAACTATGTATTAGATATACAAACCTTTATAAAGCTGACACATATTTTCTACATAACACATCAGTCAAGAAGATGATCTATTGAACCTAAGGTAAGGGACAGCGATGCTGTTTAGGCATTATGTAGGTTACCTTAATGAATATAATGTAAATACATTACAGTAAACGAGGTTCGTTAATTATTTTTAATTTAGAGTTATTTGAACTTTTATTTGGCTATTTTGATATAGTACGGTAATAACTATATTTCTTAAGAGGCGCGCTTTATGTGTAGTGATGACCAACATAAAATATGGATTTGTTCGTCTTGTATCAAAGAGTCATATCTACAAGAAAAAATCAACATTAATAATAACAAAGAAAAGTGCCATTATTGCAATAATATACGAGCATGTTTTTCTTTGGAGTCAGTAGGTGACATAGTAGAACAAGCTGTAAGAGAACATTTTATTCGCACACCAACTGAACCTTCAGACCTAGAATATTCCATGAGTAAATGCAGTAAATATAAATGGGAACGTAAGGGTGATGGTATAGATGATATTATCCAAGAATTACTTGAAACAGAAGATATAATAGCATATGACATCCGTGAGTATATTGAAGATAAAAACTATATTTACGATAGTACCGGAGAGGAAACAGAGTTTTCATCTGAATCATATTATATAGAACGAGAAAAAGTAGATACAGAGTATCTAGATACTATATGGGATAATTTTGTCAGCTCACTTCAAACTGAGTCCAGATATATTAATCACACTGTAAAGGACACCTTAGACAGTATCTTTAGTGGTATTGAAAGGATGAGTGCTGGTGGAGGCCAAGCTATAATTGTTAACTCTGGACCCGGCACTAAGATTGATTCCTTATACAGAGCTAGGTGGAGTAATAATCAAGCGACATCGGAACAAATGATAGTTATCCCTGATAAAGAGCTCGGTCCTCCACCCTATAAGTTCAGCGGCTTTAACCGCATGAGTGCCAGAGGCATATCAGTATTCTACGGCGCTAGTTCTGTCTCAACGGCAATTTCAGAAATTCGCCCACCTGTCGGTAGTGAAGTGATATCTGCAAAATTTCGCATCATACGCCCACTAAAACTGTTGAATCTTAAAGCGTTAAAAACCGCTTGGGAACGTGGCAGTATGCTTGACCCCGACTACATTATGAAACGAGAGCAAATCACCTTTCTTCGAACCTTGACCAATAAAATTGTGAATCCCGTTCTTCCAGGTGAAGAAGAGTTCAGTTATATCCCAACTCAGGTAATTGCCGAGTACCTAGCAAATTCACCTGAACTTAATCTCGATGGTATCCTATATCCATCGGTACAACAATCAGCATCAGATACTCTCTCGAATTTTAATGTTGTTTTATTCCACAAAGCTTCCCGTGTAAAATATTTAGAACTACCAGCTAAAGAAGAGTGTTATGTTAATTACTGGCAACAATATGATGAAAATGACGATGAATTAGACATTTGTGTGATTCAAAAAAATGAATTAAAAAAAACCGCTCCCTTATATGATAGTGATACAAAAAATAAAGATGAGCGAGAACCATCCTTAGAAATAGAGCTCAAAACTGTCGAAGTACACACTATAAAAAGTGCAAACTTTAATTACACATCAAATCCAGTTAAGCGTAGAAAATTTATCACAAGTGGGTCAATAAACAATCAAAACATATCAAATGATAAATGTAATGATTTATATTTTGACTCATAATAATAAAATAATGACTAGGTAACCATTTAAGATAAGTATCTAGTCATCGTAGCCACCACTTCAACTACTCCAATTGACAATAGGAAAAAGCTTTAGATATCTGTATTGCTAAACTATTATCATATATCTTTTGTAAGAGATTTCTTATTTCGCAATTGATGTTAAGGTGAGTAGGCATACAAGTATAAAAAAGTTATAGTATTTTATTAAAAATTTAATTAATCACTTATATAAATAAATTATAATTTAATAGATCTAACAAAAAATCAGCACTTTATATCTCAAACTGAACAGAGACTGAATGCAATTAATCCTTTTGATAAAGATAAAAATAAAAAAATTTACTCATTTAGTTTGATAGATCGTGAATCGTATTCTATAAAACTTGATTCTTTAAATGGTTTTAAAATTTCAAACACACTTAGTTTGAATGATATTTTTAGCTTTGATGTTTTAGAGAAAGATAATACTAGACATAACTTTGAAAAATTATTTAATAAATATGAAACTGATATAAAAAAACATAGTGATAACTTAATTATAAAATTAAAAAATAAAAATAAAGATATAAAAAGTGAAATAGTAAATATTTTTTTATCAAAAACATTAAATTTTATAAGAAACCCATATTCAATAAACAAAATACTAAACACATATTCATCATTAAGAAATATGCATCCAACAGATTTAATACATTATAAAAATTATGAGCGTATACTTAACGGTAGAAAACCTCATCAACAACATATTTGCCAAAAACTAGGTATTACAGAAAGAAAATATAAAGAGTGGTTATCTATAATCTTTCTTTTACTTATTCAATTTGAAAAAAATCAATTTAATATATTTGAACAGAGTGTAAAATCTCTTTTCGAGGATAAAAATTTACTCAAAACAATCTATTTATATACCTTTGATGAGAAATCATGTTTACTTTCTGACCGAGGTTACAGCATCCCTTTTCCAGAAGACCAACTAACGTCTTGGGACTTTAACATAAATTCAAAATGCTTTATAAGGTATATCTTCGCTGATATTAAATTATTTTCTCCAATCAACACACCAAGAACTATCTATGAACAATATAAAAACAATAATAATACTATATATTATGAACATATAAATAATGATCTAAATGAATTAGAAAAATACAATAGAAATTTAGTCTACCAATGTCATAAAAACATCTACAATTCAACCCCTGAATGCTATGGACTATAGCAATCCGGATATTAATAAGAAAATAGTTTATTTAGTGCATATCTAAACCTAGTTATTTTGCATACATTTAGTATCTGACATCGGATCAATGATGCTAATCGTTTTACTAATTAGCTAAGATTTTTAATTTTCTTCTCATGCTTTCTGTATTCGAGATCTATCCATTTCGGAGTTTTCCGAATAGCAGAACGCATACAGTATATTGGAATATCATTCCAAAAAGCAGTAATCGCATCTGCAAACTCAATAAACTGTGTTTCTGTAACTTCAAGTTGCTCATGACCCAGACTGAACTGGTAGCCTGCTAGAATATTGAAATTCTGATAATACTCGGGATGCGTAGCGGAAAGTTCCCGATGAGCATGACCATCACCATGCTTATAAACATTAACGACTTGACGGCAAGCATCGATTTTCTCGTAATAAGTCTTACTAGTTATATCCATGCCAATCCATTCTAGAATTTCAATTAATCTTGGGAAGCCAATATCCCAAATCATTGATGTTACGATTTTAGTGTCGATCCAGTGGCTAAATTCACGGATACACTTCTCGCGAAGTTCCTTATCAAACTGATGAAACATTCCCGCTGTCAGAGCAAGTGAAACTGTATTTTTCATATCACTGAGAGCAATCCAATGTGAAATTCCTTCATCATGAGCCCGTTCCCAAATACCCCCTTCATCATCATAATCGGGGTCAAAACACTTACCTGCTGCCTCATAATAATCTTGTTCTTTTTGCAGAGCTTCAGCTTCAAGATATGAATCACTAAACTGAGCAAATAGACGCTTTCTGGCTTCAGCAACATAAAAAGTGTGCTTATCAAGGAAATAAGACCTATCGATAGTTGCAAAATAAAAAAGCGAAAAATCTCGTTCTCCCATAGAAGCCTCTTGTGCTATTTTTGATAACGCTTACGAACCACACTCACTAAAAAAATACTACATTTTCAATAAAGAAATAATAATACTCCACCGTGGATATGATGAAAACACATCAAATACAGATGTAATAATTAAAATTAAATATGATTACAATTCTGAGATTTCAGATCTTAGCATAAAACAAACTATTGGTTCATATATAAACCTCTGTGTAATAGCAGAGATTTTAATCCGAGGCAACATAAGTAACTATCAAAGCGACTCACCACTTTCACCAAGTCCGAATTGAGACTTCACTCCTTCTTCCGCCTTCTGCACCTCTTCCATCTCACGCATTCTCACGTTATAGATTGATTGCTCAGGCATCTGTACGCGAACGGAAATAAAACGACCATCAGGGATATCAATTGGGTCACCGTCTTTGTAACCATCAATATCATTACGGGCGAATTTAGGTGCGTTAGGGTGAGTTCGATGATACGTTCTCACGAGGATAGAACCGTCCTCCATAACTTTAGAGTCTACCCATATCAACGGCTGTTTATTAACATCGAGTGGAATTTCAATACCACCATCAACACCACCCCAACCTGCATCGGAGTTAAAGCCTAAAACGCCTTCGATAAGATATTCACCCTGAGCTACTCGAGTAACTGTAGCACCTTCTGATTCGTCGTTAGTGGTGAATGTGCCGTCGGGGTTGATGTCTATGATTGGAGATGCTCTTTTGATAAAGCCGTTACTGTCTACCGTTGTATTATTTGAGCTCCACAAAGTTCGCCAAGGCGTTTCTGTATCAACAACGTTATTTGATAGACTAAATCTAATACGTCGTATCTGATGCAATAGCGGTCATACGATTATTAGCGTCGCTGTATGAGTTCGACTAAGTGAGATTAATACTGTAACTGGTGTTTTTTACGGTAAATGTAGCCGGTTGTGAAATAACTAATTCTGTATCGCTATTTACCCTATCGACCATATAGGGGTAATTCATATTGCCGTTTTTAATTAAAATTAATGTTCCTGCTCGAATAGCGGGATTATTAACTGTCCATTTGGTACCTGTGCCAGAGACAATAGCAGACCCTGACACTGTGCTAACAGTGCCTGTTGTGTATATCATGATTTATTTCCTAAATTTATTTTTTTATAGGTGAATTATCTTTGCAATATATTTTGTCAAACATATCAGGGTGAACCCAACCGCCTTGCCATAAACCTGCTTTACCGTATCCAAAATACATATTATTATCATTATTATAACGACTTAATTTAAAACTCTGATATTTTTCAATAGTCTGTATTTTAATTAAACCAACACACTCCACTGTCTGATAATTTATAGGTTTTCTATCAGCACAGCCTGAAATAAATACCGCAATAGATAATAAAATTATTTTTTTCATAATACCTTCTTAATATCGCTCACATCTATTATTAAGCAAGTAGATGGAAATCTAGATAAATCACGATTTGCACTGCCTGTGCCCCAAAGAACAGCTTCTTTATATCTTACTTGTAACGTATTTCCCACTCTTTTAATAAAAGTATCCATCCAAGCCCCTTCAAATCCATCCTCCCATATTCCTCCCATTCCGCCACCAAAAACGAAAGCTAAATCTTTTATATTTGGTAATTGATAATCAATATCTTCTTTCCATGATGCAATAAAATATCCTACTATTTTTAGCCCCCCCCAATTAGAGTTATAAACAGTCTGTTTTGTACTACTATTTTTTATAACGACTCCATATTTTTCTTTAAAAATATTATTAGGAAAATCACCAAATTCAAATACATCAACACTACCCGAAGCGTCATTATAAGGTTGGGATATCTGGATATTTTTGTCACTTCCTTTTATGGCTCCCCCAATAACTTTAACAAAAACATTGTTAGGTGATACAGCAAATAACTTTGTAGATGAATGTGGGGTGTTCGGTAATTCAGTATAATATCCTTGATTTCCAGATACTATCCCGCCTTTCATTACAACAGTCTGCTTTCTAATACAGTTCATAACCGTATTAAAGCTATCTATTTGAACATGGCGATCCTTTCCTTTTATAATAATGCCATATTTACCCATCAATATACTCCATAATATAACCTAATGATGTCATCATATATATCGATTAGGCCATTTCTATAAACATTATCGAGTTCAAGAATAATTACCCCGTTATTAATATTTAAAGTAACATCTCCGGCTAACCCTCTCATAAAGGAAGTCCCAAACCAAGCAAATACTTCTCCATATTTATTTAGATCAGAATGGTCATAACTAAAGGTTTTTTTAGTCATAAGTGGTATAGGAGTAATATCATGCCAACCAACAATTCGGCCGACTCTATCAGATGTATTTAATAAATTAATTCCATATTTTTTAGATTTGATTACTATTCCATAATTATCGCTCATTTGTGATATCACCAATAATAACAACGTTATACCCAGTTTCGTCTTTTACATATAAATTTTGATTGGTTAATGTTGTTCCCCCATTACCACCATATATTTCTAATTTGTTATTTTTCACATCAAGAATAAAACCTGACTTTTCGGGAGAATAATTATTGGAAGTAATAGCCTCTGATAACGCGAGTTTTCTGATCATGGCTTTATCAATTAATGCTTCTCGAATAAAAAATTGTCCGTTTTTAGCAGACATAAATAGTTCCATTCGGTTATTTTTGGGATTATAAAATGCAAAGTTATTGGCATTAAATCCAATATAAGAGTTTATTTTTTTATTTTTTATTTCGGCACTAACAATAAAACCAGCTGCATTATATCTAATTCCATTATGGACGATAGTAATATTTATTGAATGCCGAGCATATCCTCCTGATTGTGTAAATTGTGCATTCATCTTTTGATTGAGAATACCTGACTGCTGATTAATTTTAGCTTGGACTTGTTGTTGATAACTTGATTGAGCTTGTTTGATAGAAGAAATTGCTTCCTTTTGAGTAATAATATCAGCTTCCGTATTTTCTATCTGTGTTCGGATCTCATTAATCGTTTCCTCTGTCTGTTTACTGTATTTTTCAAACTTTCGAGATAAATTATATTCATTATAACCTACCCTTTTTATTGTATTTTCATTCCATTCAACTTTTTCATTAAGCTTCTGCCATGCTTGCGTTTCCTGTAATTCTTTATCTAAATTATCTAGTATTTCGCTAGTGTGACTTTCTGGTTGCCCTATTCCTTCCACAAATTCTGAATGCCCTACAGCGTTTATACTACGAACATAAATATAATAGGTATGTCCTGCCTTTAGGTTACGTCCTTGTATAACCCACATAGAGCTAATACCTAAATACTCAGCACGATTTTCCACATCACGAATATCCGTGATCTGTTTTTCTGAAAACCAAAACTCATACTGTGCTCGTAAGCTATTTTGACCACCAGATCGCGGAATAATCCCTAAACTAAAATAGCCCGACTCAACCTCAATATAACTGGGTGGTAATGGTGGATTAATCGCAAATGAAGTTGTGGCCACCTCGCCTTTTTGTTTCCGATCATTTTGAGGCAGGACGGATAAAACATAATTCCCCTGAGGCAAACCACCAAAACGATATATCGTATCCGTGGTTGAGGCGGTGCCGACAATGCGATCACCAGTGGTTAGTTTTAATAAAAAATCTACCCCTCGACTGAAATAAGGTGTATTCCAACTGGCTTCTACTTGCCATGCACTTGTATCTGATTCGATATCCACAGAAAGGTTTTCAACCGGTGGAATAAATCCACCTAGTGGCGTATCAGGTTTTGGCTCAAATTTAGCCCCTTTATCAACAACAGCCTCTTTTTCGGGCGTGTGTTGCACTGCAATAACCGTAAAGCTGCCATCTCCGTTATCAGCCAAGCTGATGGCACGAAATAATCGCCGACGTAAAGACGGAAGTGTTAATGTCCAAATTCCGCCATCTTGTAACCCTAACGGCAAAGTATCCAGCTTTATTTGATTAGATGCGGGATAGCTCACCACTTCATAAGATTGCGGATCACCTTGAGCATTGATGAGTGTGACGCTTGATTTACCACTTTTGGGTGTGTCGATATTGCGATCTAAGGTTAATGTTTGAGAGGCATAATCAATATGTGTTAGACGTCCACCAATTTGATTATCCGCGTAATTATTATCAGCAATTTCGATAATATCACCCGGCATATGACGTAGCCCCTCACTACCGATATTAAATTCAACCGTTTGAGTTTCTAATTTCTCAGTAGTTAACAACCAAAGACCATGACGATGAGCCTGACCTCTGCTAGTACAACCAAATGCATCGACGCGCATCACATTGCGTCCAAAGCGCGCTATGCTAGCATCATCTTCAACTAGCTCAACACTGGTTTTCCAACCATTGTTTGGATCAATAAAACGAACTTCGACGGCAGTGTGACGCGATTTTAATGCGCTAAAGCTGTATTGGAAGTTGCCATCAATTACGTTGGCATTAGTATAAGGCCATACTACATCAGACGGTCTGTCTTGAATAAAGGTTAATGTTCGTCCGTTCCAGACTGGCATAATGCGCATCATGGCACACATATCTGCCATCACATCATAGGCTTTACGCATATCCGTAATGTAAGCATTACAGGTTATACGTGGCTCTTTTCCTCCAAAACCATCATCAACCTGTTCGTCACAATAACGTCCTATCGCATATAAGGCGAATTTATCAACCTCACTAATATTGAGGCGTTTCCCCATGCCATAACGAGGATGAGTTAACAAATCCCATAATACCCATGCTGGATTATTGGTAAATGCCGGTTTAAAGGTACCGTCCCAAATCCCAGAATAAATTCGTTTATCTGGATCATAATTACTCGGCACCTGAATAATACGCCCTTTAATTAAATAATTACGGCGCGGAAATTTATTGCCAAACTGCTCACTATCAAACATTAATCCTGCAACAGCAGAACCCGGATAGGTTTGTGAAATATCCACTAACTCAGAATAACTCGACCAAACGGTATTATTTTGAATTTTGTCAGAAGTGCTGTCTTGAGTGATACGGATCATGCGCACACTGAACGGAACTGGGGGCAAATCATCTAAAATAACCGCCATCAAGTACGGAGAGTTAGAGCGTTTACCCTTAATCGTGACGATTTTCTCTGTTATCCATACCCCATTGCGCTGGATTTGGATCTGTAATTGAACAGATGTAGGTACTCGATCACCATTATCTTTAGTTTCAACCAGTGATTGCGTACCAAAGGTTAGGCGTAAGCGGTCAATATTGGGCGAGGTGATAGTGCGAGTGACAGGGGAATTATATTTAACCTCAATCCCCACTGGCACTTCATTCGCAGACGCGGTAAAACCACTCATTGCCGGTTGCTCTAAGGTACCCGCCCGCCATTGTGCATACATTCCATTAATCGTGCTATTGCCAGATCCATCTATCACCGGCGTATCATCTAAATAAATGCACCCTAAATCATCCATCGAGCCTTGAATATGAATAGGGCCTTCAATCGGTCCCTCACTGATTAAATCAATTAATGAGGCTTTTTGTCGTGATGTTAAATCGTTTGGTGCCTCATACGGTGTTCTTTGACCGCCACCACCTTTACCCATAATACAAGCTCCTCTTAACCACCGTGTTTGCCGGCATCGATATTTTCACCGTCACTGTCATCCATAATTTCAACAGATTGTGAAATGACGCGTGAACCACACATAATTTCGCCGTAGGCAATGGGCACCGGCATTCCTTGTGCAACGGCATTATCAAGATTGCTAAAATAAGTATTGCCTTTTTCTTCATCACCACGAGATAGATTGGGAGGTTTTGGAGACGGGATCAGCATTTGAGCGACACCACCAATCATCATAGCTGCACCGCCCGCCATCAAAGAAATCGCTACTGTTGCGGAGATCCACGCTGGCCCCCACCATCCCAATGAAAATAAAGCAGCACCTGCAATAAATTGAAAAACACCGACATTTTTAGCCCCTGATAATTTCGGCACAATATGAACTACTACATTATCAGGTAAGGTTTCATTGAATCTTTGGTTAATATCTTGTGGGGAAATATCAGTACCCGCAATGCGCACTTGATACCAACCATCACGAATAGCTAAGCGTAATGCTGGAAGTTGAATAAAAAGCGCGTGAAGACCTTCAGAAGCAGTATTCACATTTAAATCAAAGCGACGTCCAAATCGTTGCAAATCCCCGTAAAGTCGGAAGGTTGCCAATCGCGGTAACGCCAAATTGAGTGCGTCATTCGTTGCCATCGTTCGTTATACTCCTCGCGTTTGCTAAGTTGGTTTGGAATGTGATGTAAAATCGTTTGATTGCCTAAATAAATCCCCGCGTGGTTGGCACGAGAGCTGGCATAGCAACACAAAATAATATCGCCGGGTTGCGCTTCTTTTTTTACCTGCCGAAAACCACTGCTTATCATATTATCTAGGTACAGTTCTTTACCTTGGCGCCACCAATTATCATGTCGCTCAAAATCAGGCAGATCATGTCCTGCCAAATGATAAGCATCACGAAACAACCCATAACAGTCGGTTGAGCCATGAATAAAATGGCGACCTAATAGATGAGATACTGGCTGATAACAATGAATTTTTTCATTACAAACCACCCACCACGGCAATGCACTGTTCACCTGCAGTTGTCGATCTAAGGTGCTGAGATAAGGTTGACCATCAGGGTGACTGTGTACAACGGCTATCACCTCGCCCTGCTGTTCGGCTCGAATAAAATCATCAAAAGAAATCGTGAAATAGTTTTTCGGATCAGCGTGCTGATTAACACAAGGTAAATACTGTTCACCCTGTGCGGTACTTACCAATAAGCCACACGCCTCCGATGGCGCTTGCTCTTTCGCATGCGCCAAAATTGCTTGCTCTATCATAAGAAACACCTTAGGAGGGAATTAATTATTACCAATACGGGAAGTGGAGACAAACGCGCCTATACGTGATTCGTTTTTTCGTAACTTACAATCACTAAGACGTTTGCCACATTTGTCTTTTAGTGGATCAGTGGTTGGCTTTCCCCATTCGTCAGCAACAGGGGGTCCTTTGTAACCACACTCTTCTGAGCGATAACAAAAATTACAGATATCAGACAAAATAGCACGCCCAGGCAGCATTAATCCGTCAGTCTCACTCGGTGTGGCTAACATAAAGGTAGCTGTTACTGAATTTAAACTGGTCATCTGCTCGATGATCCAACGTGTCACAATTTCTTGTGACGGATCGGCGTTAGGATTGCCTTGAGGAAAATTTACTGCATCTAAAAATTGAGTGCTGACAATGCGTCGTACCACCAGCCCACCGATTGCACTATCTAATTGACTGGCAATCCCTGTGATCAATCCAAATAAATTCGACAATGTAATAGTGGGTCGCCCTGAGGGGCCTTTGCCATTAAAAGAAAAGCCTTCACCTTTCACGGGGTAAGGCCCATAGGTGTTTCCTTGCCAGATTAACGGCTCTTTACACTGATTGAGTCCATCAAAAAAGCGGTACCGAATACCACCTATTTTGGTTAAATCAAATTCATAAAGTTCAAGCAAAGCATCATCAGAGGAGAGTTCGGTAATACTAATTCGCATTTCAGGAGGAATATGTTGCATATTAGCCCCAATAAAAAACCCGCCGAAGCGGGTTATAATTGACTGATTGAGACTACTTATTTAATTCATGAATAAAATGTTTTAATTTTCTCTTAAATGATTCATGAACTTCTTCTGGGATAGCTTCCATCATTTTATTAATATCACTTTCAGATAAACATAATAGTTCTTTATTGTTATTATATTTCTCAGAGAGAAATGAAACGAATTTCTTAACCCCATCCTCATCTATCATGTAGTTATCTTTTAATTTGATAACAATCTCTGAAGGAGTGACTGTGGTAATGTTTTTTTCATCCTTCTTTTTACTCGATAAATCACTACCACAATGTTTACATTTTATAGCTTCTGGGCGTATATCTTCAGCACAGTATGGACATCTTACATATAATACACTTGTAGAATTAGTTGTGTCGTGAGGCTGTTGCTTTCGACCACTAAACACCACCATCATTAATCCACAAAAAATCATAAAACAGCTAATTAAAATGTAGTTTTGCTTATCTGACATTAAACCAATGTTATTTACGCGTGAACCATAGCCAGTGGGAACACTGACATCCATATTGAAAGAAGCAAACGCTGCTATAATGCCGACAATCAATAAAATTCTTCCGAAACCTTTCATTATCTACCCTAATATTAGATTAATTTACCTTATATTAGCTTGCGCTGGACTTAAAATGAAGTAAACGAAAATCTCCCTAAGAGATTTGCACTAATTAAAATACGATTTGCTCAAACTCAGCCGTTATTTCAGTTCTAATCATTCCAGCAGAAGATGACCATTTTCGACATAGTACCTTAATTAATTCTGATTGATGAGGCGGCTTCCATAAAAATGCAGTAACGCCAGCATGTTTTTCTAAAAATGATTCAATTTGTAGGCTTTCACTATTTATATAGATAAGCGTTACATTGTATTTTTTTAGATTATTATTAATACCATCAGGGCGACGCTGTTCATAACCGTCGCCAAATTTCACTGATTTTACTCGAGGCTCAAACTCCTTTTTCATATCGGGTTTGACTTTCCATTTAAATGTTTCCATCTACATAGCTCCACCATCACGACGTTGGCTCATAATATAGTCCTGAGCACCTCGCTTACTAATTTCATAAACTTTTTTCAATGCTTCAGGCCCTATTTGCCCATTGCTACCATCATTTTGTATAGTAATGTGATAATGCTGGGTAACACCTCCTCCCTGATTGGGCATTTTCGCAATAACGCCCAGCTTCCCATCAGCACCTCGGCGCAAAGGGAAAATGCCTTCTGGCCCAGCCTCTCCCATCAACCCTGCACCTTTTGCAAACGCAAACATGGTAGGTTTATGAACAATCTGTCCACTGTAAGCACTTAGGCTGGCTGAATTGTAAACACCACCGTTAGCATTCGCGACTGGAGCGCCAAAACCAAAGCCCATCGCCTCTATTCCTTTAACTAATGACATTTTAATTAAAATATCCGTTAGCATCTTAAGAATCGATTTCGTAAAGTCTTTGAAATTGGCTTCACCTTCAAATAATACGTTGGTTAACTGGCTACTAAATCCATTAAGCGCCATAGAGGTAGCATTTTGTATTTGAGTATTAACATCAAGAGCCGTATCTTTATAATTACCCCATGCCGTTTGGGCTCCCGCTAACCAATCAGCCCGTTTTTGATCTTCAACTTCATAGGTTTTTTGTTGCTCAGCTAACATATTATTTAGCTGTGGGTTCTCTTTTTGTCCCGCAAGAAGTTGAGCGCGTTCTAAGTAACGTTGTTGCTCTCTTGCTGACTTGCCCATACTTTCTTCAATCGCTTTACGTTTTTCCGATTGTTGAACAATGTATTTATCAGCCTGATCTTGCATCTTATTTAAGCGCTCTTGTAAGGCGACTTCATCACCCACTAACGCAAGTTTTTCCTTTTGAGCAAGAATATTTTCTTTATTTGATAATAAAGATTTTTCGGCGTTAGTTAATCGGCGTGTCAATTGCGCTTGTTCTAAAATTGCAAATTGTGCCTGCTCTTTTTGAAAATCCTTGCGTTGTTGGCTAATAACATCATTAGCACTTTGATGCTTTTTAAGCATTTCTAACTGGGCTTGCAATGCAAGTAAATCACGAGAAGCTTTTTCTTCTTCTCGATTACCTGTGGGTACCACATATCCTTTACCTTTCCCAGTACCCGGCATCTGGCGATCTCTTAAACGAAAATTAATCATCGCTTTTGCTTCTTCGTACTGTTTTTGAGTTAGGCTATGCTTATCCTGTTCTAATTCTGCTAGTTTTTGTAACCGCTGAGTCTCCCAACTGAAATAGCTTTTCCATTTTTCTTGGTTTCTAATCTGATTAACCTTGAATTGTTCACTATCTTTAACCGCTTGAGCCTGTGCATTTTTAAGATCTTGTTCGTATTTCTTATTTTCCAGCTCTTTAATTACTTTTTGTAATTCTCTCCCTTCATAGCTATTTTCCATTCCGTGAAGTTGCAGTTGATATAGTTGTTCTTTATAAGTGGTTAGTTTCTCTGTAACCCCTTTATCTCTTCCTATATCAAGCATTGCGTCCCAAGCTTTTTTTGCCTCCCGTTGAATATTAATCCATGCTGATTCAAGAAAACCTAGGCTATCAGATATATCATTAGCACCGTCATTAATAGATTGTGCATAAGCATCAATCGCCAGCTTAGCTGCTTCGGTTTTATTACCTTGCAATTCGAGTATTCGAATTTGTTCTAATTGGGATGCAGTGAGGTGATGATTCGCTTTTTCTAATTCAAGCGACATTTGAAGCGGTTCATCTTGCAGACGTTTAAACTGATCAATAGTGGTATCAATCGCCTGGCCTGTGATGTAATTCATCTGTGCGGCCGCTTTTGAAACACGAGAAATCTCATTATTCGAAAATACGCCAGTACCGACGACGCTTGAAATGGATAATGCCATTTCACCACGCGTAATTCCGCCACCCGCTAGGGTTCGCGCCATTTCGTTTAATTGGCTCGCTGATTTATCGGCGTAGTTACCGGTTAAAATCAGTTGTTTATTAAACTGAGAAAATTCTCTTTCTGCATCATAGGCTAGCTTTGCAACGCCTGTTAAACCTGCCGTAATTCCTCCCCAGATACCACCACGAACCAATGAGCCCATATTAAATGAGTTGGCAATACCCTGAAGACGACCAGCTAATGACTTGCTGTTTTTATCAAACTCTTTGGTTTCTTTGCTCAATTCAGATAATCGACGAATATAAATTTCTGCTGAAGAGCTGACACCTAACTGAGACGCTTGATAACGCAACATCTGTTCACGACTTAAGTTTTGAGTAGCAACTTGCTCTTTTAGTCGCTGAATAAATCGCGTTTTTTGTTGCGTTAGAGACTCTTCTTCTCGGCGCAACTTCATTGACTCTGAGGTAATGGCAGAAATCAGTGTCCGATAGTCTTGTTGATGGATAGTGCCCTTTTTTACCTCTTGATTAAGCTGAGCTTGAATGGTTCTTAATGCCGACGTTCCTCCAGAAAGTCCTTTAACTGCTTCAATCTGCTTAAAATATTTTTCAGTATTTGCATCTTGTTGATCTTGTATCGCCTTTATTCTTGATTTAGTGACATTCTGAATTTCAGCGAACTGCTCACCTGTAATTTTTAGCTTGTTATAAGCCTTTGTTGATTTATTTAAAACCTCTGTGAGTTGTTCAAGTGCATCTCTCGTTTGCCCAACACTTTGAGCTTGCTCTAAAAAAGCATCAGCTTGTTTGCGTGATTCAATAGCTGAGCGCGCCTCTTCCTGTGCGATCCGCTGATAATAATCAGCCCGTTGTTGTTGAGAAATTTCTTGTTGATTGTTAAGTTCTTGAAGAGACTGCGCAGTACTCTCTGCTGAACTGCGAGCAGTTTGCGCTTGTTGTTCAACCAGTTGAGCCATACGTCGTTGACTGGCTTCGGCTTTTTCTGCGGTTTCTTGGAGCTGACGTTCAACTCGCCCCATTTGCTCTTTAAAATCGGCTGTTTCAGCCCCTAAATTAATCGTTAGATCCGCTATTTGTTGGCTCATATCGTATTCCGCCCGCTATCCCTTCACTTACCGCCATCATGATTTCATCGTCCATATCAACAGCAGGTTTACGTAACAACACACTAAAATCCTCTGGTGATAAGTCTTTACCACCACCAAAAACACTGGCAACCGTGAAATTAAGACCAGAAAAAGCATGATCGATAAATTGAATGGTGAAGGGAGTTTCATTAAAGAAGTGTAACCAATCAGCGAGCTCGGTCGCTGTCATCTCACTGAGCATTCTGCGCCAATCAGCACGTTTAAATTCATGTGATAGGCGCAGAATAAATTGATGTTCACGGGCAACTACTTTTCCAGTGGCTCTGCCTGAACATCACCTTGATGGTTTTCGCTTTCCGTGTTTTCAGTTTGAGCCATCCCGCTAATGACTAGGACTTCTTTTGCTGCTTTTCCAAGCGCCTCTGGTGGCCACTGCGAAAGCACTTCATGATAAACCTGCTCAATATCACGCGTTTCACCGTGTGCTAATGATCGAGACACTAACCAGGCATTCGATTCTGTGTTTGCACGAATAATGAGTGCTGTTTTTTTTATGCCTTCAGCCTTTTCAACATCTTCGTTTTTTTGAGATTGTTCGACCAAAAAATCAAAGTATTCAATACGCTGTAATGCTGATAACTCAAACAACTCAATAGTGTTATCACTATAAGTAAATTCTTTTTTCTTTAAAAACATATTATTACCTTTTATTCAGTGTCTTTTTTAATAACGGGCGCACTTTTTCCTTGCTCTGACGCTGATTTTATTTCTTCTGCAAGCGCAGGACGGCCACTGTTGGTGATCTTAATGGTACGAGTGATCACTTCTTTCGCAGGTACCGTTTTTCCAAGCGAACTAACCCAACCTCGATAAATATCGACGGCCCCATTGGGGTAACGAATGCGGTAGTGACGAACATCCCCTAGTTGGAACCAATCAACCAGATCTTTTTGACCTTGTTCACCCGGTTTCCATGCCAGCGTGATGTTGGCCTCACCCGCTGATTTTTCCCCCTGAGCAGTGGCTTTCCAGTCCGCATCTTCGTCATCAAGATAGGTATCGTCATAACTGTCTGCGGTAATTTCACCCGGCTGTAGCTCTTTAATTTTCGCCAGTCGTGTCCAATCCGTATCAGTAAACGGATCTTTTAATGGGTCTTCGGTACCGCTATAAATCCAAAGCGTGGTACCAGCACCCTTTACGGGTGCCAATGGGTTTGGTGTAGGCATAATGATTCCTTTTACATTGAATAATTAATTTGATAATGGAGATCGACCGACCCCCACAACCCCATTTCTTCATCACGATGGTAGTCGTAGCCGTTAGGGGTCATATTCTCGATAAGCTCGGACAGTGCGGGAATGGAGGTCAGCGCAGGATAAATCACGGCTTCAACCCATTTATCTAACTCAGCATCAGGGTTATTCGCACTGAGAAAAACTTCTATGTGAACAATTGCTTGCCAACTATCTTCATCGAGATTTTCACCTGTTGAAATAGCATCGGTGATGTACACCGCAATGGCTGGAAAGTCGTTTTCATCCACAAAAAAAGGGCGACCATCAAAGACTGTCACCCCATTGGCATGAGGCTCAATCGCCTCTTTAATTGCATGTCGGATCTGTGTATGTTTGATCACCAAACCCTCCCTTTTATATAAAGCCGTAACTGTTGCTTTAAGGCCGACGCCATTTCTTTGGGCATATCAGATTGAAGCAATTTCTCTGACTCTTCGGTGTAAGCTGTTGTTAGCGGTGTGACGAGCGGAATTTTCACCACCTCGATGGGATAACGGCTTTGACCAACTCGCTGAAGAATATGCCAACGGCCATTATCAAGCTGTTGAATAAAAGCATGAGGAAAAGAAAATCTCCCCACCTTCAAAACACTTCCAGCGCCTTTCTGATTACCTCGTTTTCTTGATAGCTGAACGCGCGCATTACCTAGGGCAATGGCCGGCAAATTACCCCGATTTATCACTAATCGAGCGCGAGGCGTTTTATAACGGCTACTCGCTCGATTAAGTCGAACACGTTGACGGATCAGGCGTTGAGGTACTTTGGTTTCGGCTGAAACCCGTTTAACACTATGGCTAATGACACGGCGAGCAACACGGTTAATCGCCATTGCCGTTGCTTTCGGGACCATTTCATCATTAATGCTATTCAGGTTTTTAATGGCTTGCGCTAACCCTTTCATATCACCCACCTATTTGATCCAAATATGTGGTTTACCATTAAACTTTTGGTGTCGAGTGACTTGATAGGCTTCCCCCTCAATTTCTACGGCGTCACTGCGCTTAGGGTGATATGTTGAAGAAAAAACAACATAGCTCACCCCGTCACCACTCATCGGTCCCAATTCAGGGATAAAGTGAGATTCGAGTGCTTGATAAAAAACACCATTTATACGGATGGGAACCCCCATCCGTTCTTCGGTCACGTTATCCATTCTTTTTACCAACCGTTCAAATGGATTCATCGTTTCCTACCTTATGGCGTACCCGCTGGTGCGAACACATTGAGTTTAATCGTGACATGTTCACTCGATGCATCCGCATCATCCCAAACCACACCGGCAGGTGTACCACCGGTATCCACCACGATATTGTCTTTAACAGAGGCCACTACCCCCGCTTTTAAGGCAATTCCCGTTTTCTTGTTCAGTAAGAAAACACCTTCTGCAAAACCATCACCGGTTTCGTTAGGTTGAATATCCGTGATCGCAACACAAGCAACCGCACCAACGTGTACCAATTGACCACTTTTAATGATCTCTTTTGTGTTGTTGGCAATTGCAATTGTGCCACCCTGTTGTACATAATTTTTAGCCATAAAAACTCCTTCCGATGCCGAAGCACCGGATTTTAGATATAAAAAAAGCCCATCAGGGCATCAGGATAAAACGAAGAAAAAAGACGTCTTACTTACCCGTCACTTTCAGTAGACCGCGATAATCAACTGGCGCTACACCCGCATCAATACGCACTTTTGTCGTGACACCATCAGAGGTAAAGCCTTCTAGTTGATCAATATACGGCACATCAATCCCATTTAAGTACGCCACTTCAATGGTGTCGCTACCTTGGCGTGAGGCCATATACCAATCTTTTGTACTAGCTTCATCTAACCGAGGTTCGGCGATAATTTCAGCTAAATCACGCACTGGATTAATGATATTGGCATTAACATCTGCGCCTTTCACACTACCCGATTTAACCACTTGGATAGCTTGTGTTTCCAGTGTGGTCGGTACCAACATAAATGCCGGACGAATATTGAGTGTTCGTTCGCCTTCTTTTTGTTGACGCATTGCAGTACGACCCGCACTGATGGTTTCTACATCCATCCCGCCCGTGAGCATGTTTTTATGATCGGTACTAAATAGTGCTTTTTTATCGCTCATTTTTTCATTGTCGATAAGTACCGCATACACCAAATCGCCGACTGTCGCTTTCGCTGCACGACCGAACTTCATTGGCACATCCGTCAGCATGTTCATATCATCATTGATGATAGCTTGACGGGTAATGCTAAATAACTCACCGTAGGTCGCCAGCGCGATGGTTTCGCCTTTATCATCGAGCGTAACGTACTTATACTCAGCACCTTCACGCACTTGACGTAAGGAAGGGAATGCCCCTAATCCCACACGATGTGCAGTTTTAAAGTCACTGAGTTGTCCTTTTTTCGTCCATTTCTCAAAGGTTTCGTCATTTTCTTCCCAACCAAGCAAAATCGCTTTATTCGCGACATCCAGCAGGATATTACCGAAATCAGAGGTGCTGTGCGTAAAGGCCATACCAATCATTTGCATCGGATTATACGTAGCCACGCCAACACCACGCTCCGTCAGTGATGCGCGTGCTAACTCACGCAGTGTCATGCTGTTATAGGCGTTATCTTTTTCATAATCCTGATAACCCGCACGCGCCATCACAGAGGCGCGCACACTGTCACCGACGATATTGCCGTTTCCTGCGTAAATATGCGCATTATCTTTATTGGATGGCTCAGGATTTTGTTGCTGTGCAATCGTATTGAGCAATTGCTCACGCGCTTTTTCAACAGAACAGTTCGCATCTGCTAAACACGTGATCATTAGCTCATTATGACGACCACCGAACATGGCAAATAAATCTTTAATGCCATTTAAGCGTATTTGCTCATCCGCATAGGTGGCGCTAGGCTGTGGCTCTGGTGAAGAATTTGGTTGAGGCTGTTGCGTAGGTTTAGTCATACGTATGACCTTAACGACCTAACCCAATGATTTATTTGTGTTATTAAGCAGCTTATATACGCCACTTATTTGGTCTCGTTTAACATTTTGCCGTTGGCAATGTTGCGC